TACTTCTACAATAAAAATTAAAAAGAGAGACGGCAGACTAGAACCACTTGACATCGACAAAATTCATTTTGTTGTGGAAGAAGCCTGTGAAGGTTTGGCAGGTGTTTCTTCATCACAGATAGAAATCAATGCCAACATTCAATTCTATGATGGCATGACAACAAAAGAAGTTCAACAAATTTTAGTTAAATCAGCCAACGATTTAATTTCTTTAGACGCACCCAACTATCAGTATGCCGCGGCAAGACTTTTATCTTATGATGTGAGAAAAGAAGCACACGGTCAATATGAATATATGCCGTTGCTTAAATTAATACTAAGAAATATTAAAGCAGGTGTTTACGATAGAGGCATTGTTGAAAAGTACAACAAAGTTGAAATCAAAAAGATGAACACTTGGATTAAAAGAGAAAGAGATTTAGATTTTACATACGCTGGATTGAGACAGGTGGTAGACAAATATCTTGTGCAGGACAGATCATCAGGTGATTTGTTTGAAACTCCGCAAGATATGTATATGATGATTGCGGCTACATTGTTTGCTGAATATCCAAAAAAGACAAGAATGAGTTACGTTAAAAAATATTATGATGCGATATCAACATTCAAGATTAATATCCCTACGCCAGTAATGGCAGGAGTAAGAACTCCTATTAGACAATTTGCTTCTTGTGTGTTAATAGACAGTGACGATACACTTCCTTCAATTTTTTCTTCGGACATGGCTATTGGATTGTATGTGGCAAGACGTGCTGGTATAGGAATCAACGCAGGACGTATCAGAGGGATTAACGCAAAAATTAGAGGTGGGGAGGTTCAGCACACAGGAGTGATTCCGTTCCTTAAAAAATTCGAAAGCACTGTGAGATGTTGTACACAAAACGGAGTGCGTGGTGGATCTGCCACTGTACACTTTCCAATATGGCACCAAGAGATTGAAGACATACTTGTATTAAAAAACAACAAAGGCACAGAAGACAACAGAGTGCGTAAGTTAGATTATTCAATACAGATATCCAAACTGTTCTATGAAAGATTTATCAATGAAGAAGACATCACACTGTTTTCACCACACGATGTACCAGGTTTGTATGACTCATTTGGAACAGATAAGTTTGATGCTTTGTATAAAAAATATGAAAAAGATTCATCAATCAAAAAGAAAACAATTTCAGCACAAGACTTGTTCAGTGACTTACTAAAAGAAAGAGCAGAAACAGGCAGAATCTATATCATGAATATAGACCATGCCAACACACACTCATCATTCAAAGACAAAGTTAATATGTCGAATCTTTGTCAAGAGATCACACTGCCTACAACACCAATCAGTGCCATAGATGACTCACAAGGCGAAATAGCATTGTGTATATTGAGTGCTATCAATGTGGGACAATTAAACAATCTAGATGACTTGGAAAATTTATGTGACTTGGCTGTGAGAGCATTGGAAGAAATTATAGAGTATCAAGACTATCCTGTCAAAGCGGCAGAAATCAGTACTAAATCAAGAAGATCATTGGGTATTGGTTATATTGGATTGGCACACTATCTTGCCAAACAAGGGTTCAAATACTCAGAAAAGGGTGCGTGGGACTCAGTAGATAGACTGTCAGAAGCATTTCAATTCTATCTTTTAAAAGCAAGTAACAACATCGCAAAAGAAAAAGGTGCTTGTGAAGGCTTTGCTCAAACAAAATATGCAGATGGTTTGTTGCCAATTGACCACTACAAGAAAGAGATAGACGAAATTGTGCCACACAAACAAAGAATGGCATGGGAATCATTGAGAAAAGACATTGCCAAGCATGGACTTAGACATTCAACATTATCAGCACAGATGCCATCAGAATCAAGTTCTGTTGTTTCCAACGAAACCAACGGCATTGAACCACCTAGAGCATTGCTGTCAATTAAGAAAAGCAAAAAAGGACCTCTCAAACAGATTGTACCAGGCTTTCCTAAACTTAAAAATGCCTATACTTTGCTTTGGGAAATGCCCAGCAATGAAGGATACATCAATGTGGTGGCAATGATGCAGAAATATTTTGATCAAGCCATATCAGGCAACTGGAGTTATAATCCATTACAGTTTGACAACAACGAAGTGCCAATTTCAGCCATGGCCCAGGATATGCTCACAGCATACAAGTATGGTTGGAAAACTTCTTATTACCAAAACACATATGATTTCAAAGGCGAAGAAGAAGATGTACAACCAGCAGGAATTGAAACCGAACAAGTAGTTGAATCTACACAGTTAAACGGACATGTGAATGGTGAACACGTCAATGGAGCAAATGGTGAACACATCAATGGCGATAACAATGTAGAAGAACAACTGGCAGATTTGGAAGACGGCGAGTGTGACGCCTGTACAATTTAAACTTGACAAAATAGGAAAAAAAAGTAAAATTAGATAATTAACGTAGGTATGACAAAAACAGTTTTTAACAAAAAAAATATAGATTTTACTAAACAGCCCATGTTCTTTGGTGAAGATGGTGGTGTTCAGAGGTACGACGATTTTAAATATCCACAGTTTGACAAATTGAATCAAACAATGATTGGTTATTTCTGGAGACCAGAAGAGGTTTCGTTACAAAAAGATAGAGCAGACTATCAAGGATTCAGACCAGAGCAGAAACACATATTCACAAGCAATCTAAAATATCAAACACTGTTGGATTCAGTACAAGGTAGGGGACCAAGTCTTATGTTCCTACCATATGTTTCAAATCCAGAGTTGGAAGGCTGTATTGTGACTTGGGATTTCTTTGAAACCATACACTCAAGATCATACACACACATCATGAAGAATGTGTATTCAGATCCTTCAGAAGTGTTTGATACTATTTTAAATGATAAAGAAATTTTGAAGAGAGCAAAATCGGTTACAGGTGAATACGATAAGTTCGGATCAATGGCTTTGGATTATGCTGTGGGTAAAAAAGTGGACATGATTGATCTTAAAAGACAACTGTATCTAGCAATGAACACAGTGAACCTTTTGGAAGGTTTGAGATTTTACATATCATTTGCTTGTACTTTCGCATTTGGTGAATTGAAATTGATGGAAGGTTCGGCAAAAATACTTTCATTGATTGCTAGAGATGAAGCAACACATTTGAATCTATCCACACACGTGATCAAAGCATGGCAAAAAGGTGACGATCCTGAAATGACCAAAGCAATGAAAGGCACAGAAAAGACTGTGATTCAAATGTTCAAAGACTGCGTAGAAGAAGAAAAGGCATGGGCGAAACATTTATTCAAGGATGGTTCATTGATTGGTCTGAATGAAAAACTTTTAGGACAATATGTAGAATGGATTGCCAACAAAAGATTGAGAGCATTGGGCTATGATCCAATTTATGATGTGTCAGCATCACAAAATCCACTACCTTGGACACAGCACTGGCTATCATCAAAAGGTATGCAGGTTGCTCCTCAAGAGACAGAAGTTGAATCTTATATCGTCGGTGGTATCAAACAGGACGTACAAAAAGGTCAATTCAAAAAATTCTCATTGTAACATGAACATGGTTGATTTTACAACAATGAATGGATTAGAAGTCCTAATATATCTTCTAACACATAAAGAAGGAATCTTTCTTTGGTATCTAATTGGCTTTGGCTTTTTTATAATGGCATTAAACTTTTACATAGACAGTAAAGACGAAACATCCAGTCATATCAATCCCAACGATCAATATCATTAAATACATTTGACACAATCCGTTTTAGAAGTTATAATAAAGAATGCCCAAATACAATTTACTGTGTGCTCAGGATCACGAATTCGAAGGATGGTTTGCATCAGAGAAATCGTATTTGGACCAAAAAGATAAAAAACTGATTGCTTGTCCTATGTGTGACAACACACTGATAAGAAGAGCCATTATGGCTCCAAATGTTAGTCCTCGCACCAAAAAAGGTAAGAGTAAAAAAACTAACACAGCATTCTACAATAGTAGATCTACACTTCAACATTTGAAGACTTGGGTCGAAAAGAATTGTGAGAATGTAGGAGACCAATTTGCTAAGGAGGCTCGCAAAGCGTCTTTGGGAGAACGTGATGACCATATATACGGTACAGCAACAGATAAAGAAATAAAAGACCTTCACAAAGAAGGAATAGGAGCAATAAGGATACCAAATGTCAAAGATAACTAAAGCCATTGTATGGAGTAACGTAGGTTGTTCATACTGCGAACAAGCCAAGAACTTGTTGAAATCAAAAAATATAGAATTCGAAGAAAGAAACATAGCACACGGAACTTGGACTGTTCAACAGTTACAAGAAGCGGTGCCAGGAGCAAGGACTGTGCCACAAATATTTGTCGATGACAAACACATTGGCGGATACAGCGAATTGAGAACACTGCTAGAACAAGGAGACACAGATGCCTAATTTACAATCAGGTGATACTATCACTATCAAATTAATGAGTGGTGAGGAAGTAGTAGCAAGACTAGAAGAGGATCAAGAAGATAAATTATTGGTTGCTAAACCAAGAGCCATTGTGAATATACCCAACAAAGGAATAGGGTTAGGACCTTTTGTTTTTACAATTTCCCAAACAGCAACAGTTGAAATATTCAAAAAGA